AACTGGGTTCCTCGCAACAGAAATATGGGGACAGGAACCAACAACTGGGTTCCTCGTCGTAGAAACGTGAGTACCGGGACTAACGATAACTGGGTTCCTCGTCGTAGAAACGTGAGTAACAATTACAATCTATTTAGTAGAAGACGGACACCTAATTATAACTCTTCAGTGAACCGAATGAGAACCCCCAATTTTGAAACCAACTCTTCAGTGAACCGAATGAGAACTCCCAATTTTGAAAACGGGCGTGAAAACAACAATGGTTCAATGAATATCAGAAGATCCCCAAAATTTGAAAATAATCAGATTCGAGGAAGGTTACAAAGACATCTGCCCACGTTTGATACAGCACCTGGTACTAAAACAATATATCCAGGAATGGGTCTTAAAGTTCTTAAGAATGTTCTGGATACAACACCTAAGAGATATCTTAGAAAGGTGATCAAGCGTGAGGCTTCTACTCGTAAGGCTAAAAAATTATTACCAAAGAAAAAGAAATTTTTAGTAGAATATGTTCAGTCAGAAATTCGTCCCAAAAAAAGAAAGTCTAGTGTACAGGTCCTGATTTAAAGCCAAGAGTTTCTATATAAATGAATGGAGAACAAACTATTTGTGCAATCTCTCATCAAGGCGCGCGAAGATTATGTGTCTGAAGTGAGACCGTCTTATGTTCGAATCACAACAATTACTTCTTTATGTAAGTTGGATTGTGGTGACATTGATATTCCATTTGTGATTGAAAAATTCAAGGAGCCTATCCGAGTTGGGAAGGTTGATTCCAAACAAAGTTTCGAATGGTCTCGTAAAGAGAATGGGTTTTACAATCAAGTGACACTCGAATATTCTGACTATTATTCAAAGAAATCTGTAAAAATTTTTCCAAATGGATCAGTTCATGTGACTGGCTGTTACAACCCAAAAGATTGCAAAAGTGTTCTAAATCAACTTTGTTGCATTCTTTCCAATGTTTCAGACAAGAAGATTGGGTACACTGAATTCCGTATCGTAATGATTAACGCAAACTTTTCCGTGAATATGTCTCTTGATCTCAATAAGGTAATGTATAATATGAAGACTCTCGGATGCATAGTATCTTTCAACCCAGAAACGTATTCGGCAGTCAAGATTAAGTTTTCCCCGGGGCCAGGAATGAAACAGGTAACAGCTAGTATATTTAGTTCAGGTAAAATCATAATCACAGGGGCTGTAAATCTGGAAGAAATAGTTTCAGCATATTCCTTTATACTTGGGGCCCTCAAGCCGGCTCACATAAAACCCACAGATCAGAGAGACACTTTTGATAACTTTATGGGATTTACTTTTGAACAATGGAAAGGTGTAGTTTCTTTTCTTGAATAATTACAAACATGTCTCAGCGTATGGGTATGGCTGACGCAAGATGCACTGACTTTCTGTCTTCTCGTCTTTTTAATGATGCCGTTATGGAGAAGCTTGGGGTCCGCCCAGACGATGCTCACGCGTATCGTATGTATTTGCAGACGGTTGACACAAATAAAATATGGCCCGAACCGACTTGTTCTATTTTTTCATATAAGGAAATGAGCCCAGAAACTAGTAACGAATGAGAACCCGTATAGTTATTGACGGTAATATAGGGTCAGGTAAATCTACTCAGGTGCAGCTCCTCGCACAAGAAGGCTTTACTGTACTTACTGAGCAAATTGACGATTGGCCCCTAGAAGATTACTATAAGGATCCTAAAAAATTTGGACTTCCTCTTCAGTTGGCCGTTCTCAAGTCTTTTCAGGCTCCAGATGTCCAAGTATATGAACGGTCCCCAGAATCCTCAAGAGAAGTATTCTGGAAAATGTTATTTGATGAAGGAACTGTAAGTGTAGAAGATGATGAGAAGTACAAAGATGCTTATAAGCTCAGTGGGTGGTATCCAGATATCCACATATATATAGATACTCCGCCTCAAGTTTGCTTTGATCGACTTGAATCCAGAAAACAAACTGGAGATTCTGCCATAAGTCTAGAATACATCAAGAAGATAGATCGGTACTATAAACGGTACCTCATGGTCGGACGTGCCCATAGAATAGACGGTAGACTTTCACAGACTCAAATCCTTGAACAAATACTCTGGGTGATTCGTAAGGATGACTTGTACAGGACTGACAGCGAAGGGAGCCAAATGTCGCAGGACATCTAATTGCCAGTGGCACGTACCAGTTGACTGTACTATATGCATGGATGTTATCCATCACGGAAAAGGTTTTACTACAAGTTGTCGTCATCACTTTCACGAAAATTGTCTAGTCACTTGGTTTCTTGAAAGCAACGTATGTCCAGTATGCAGGGCCTCACAGGATAATAAGTACGTGACTTTCAAGAGACAAGTTCAGGAGAGAACTGCAGAAATGTATATGGAGGTTATAGAAGGTCTCGAAGAAGATCTCATGAGAGCAAGACGTAGGCGTGCCCAAAGAGCAGAATAAGAATATGTGTCTTTAATTAGTATGGCACTCCGATGCGAGGCTCTTACCAAGACAGGTACTCAATGTAAACGTGGAGCGGTTTCAGGTACTACAGTTTGTTATATGCATACAGGTGAGGCGTGTCCTGTCTGCATGACTCACATGAATGATACAAATTCAAGAACTCTTGGGTGCTCACATACCTTCCATAAGAATTGTCTGGATCGGTGGAAAAGGCGAAGCAGTACGTGTCCAGTGTGCAGGACCCCATTCGACGAACCAAAATACAATGTAAAAATTTCAATAGAACCTGTTAATGCTGCGAGGGCACCAGAAGAGCCAAGTCTTGCTGGATTATTCAGTATGATTACAAGTAACTTGGTGCCTTTTACGAGTATGTTTGGATTGGATCCTCATCTTGAGAATTTTTTTACTGATATTCGGTTTCAAGTAAATGACGACGAAAGTTTACGAGAGGTTCTAAACTCTCTTGGGTTTCACCAGCCCGGTACGAGCCCCAGTGGCCTTCACACAGTAGGCACTACAGAACTTTGAATAATTGTAGCCGTACTTTCTATCAGCCCTTCTTGGGTCACTAATAGTCTTACCGCTCGCATCTACCAGTTGAGGACCAGTAGCCCATCCCTGTTTGTGGCTCCATAAATTTACAGGGAATGTTATAATACGACCAGGTACAAGTGGTTTTCCAGCCTGAGGGAACCGGGGAGTTCCATTTGCAATCTTACCATTCAGAGAATTCGTCGATTTGACCTGATGACCAAGAGCCTTTTTTATAACATAAGGAGTAACCTTAAAGAAACGTGCAAGTCCAGTAACCGTATCTCCAGTCTTTATCTTATATTTTACAGCCTTGTTCTGGCGGTACCAATGAAAATCTCCAGTAGAGTTTCCGTAAATGTTACTTGGAGCTACGAATGCCATAACCTTATAGTAACCTCTACGACACACTTTATTTGGGTCTCTGCATCTATATACTTTACCAGGATTATCAGCCAGGACTCTTTTTGCAAATCCCCTGCAATCCGTAAAGTTTGAATTTGCAAACCTTTTACGGGATCTATCTCCAGGTACGCTCTTTTGGTTCCTTTTTTCATCATCATTGAACGCATAATCGTAACAATTATCACGGTGTTTACCCCGGCCCCCAAATAACTTGTAGCCAAAAATTTTTTCAGATCCAGTCTGAGGAAGCCCCATTTTTTTTATTACCTAATATTAAAAATGAAAAGTATTGTAGGTTCTCGTAGCCCCAAGGATCTTGCTTACAATGTGATGGTGTTCCTCCTGTACCTGTTCATCCTCACTTTCCTTCTTCGCTACCTGTGGAATGCTACCCTCGTGAAGCACTTCACTATCCTCAGGCCGATTACCGGCACTGGTGTCAAGCCCCTCCTTGATACCTTCCTGCTCGCACTCGCCATTTCCATGTTCAAGCTTTAAGCCCGGAGCCTGTAATTACGCACGAACGTGTCGGTTTTTCCCCGGTAGCCTCTAGGAAGGAACTTATTCAGGACAAGGAGACCTCTTTTGTTTCCTTTCTTGATCATTTGCTGCCTTAAAGAGTTTAAAAAAGAATGTAAATCATATTTTTTGTTTATCTTATTTGTAATACCATATCTAGGAATTACTCTAGGAGTTTTTCCCGTTAGACGTGTCAATTCAAAGTCAGTCAGTCTTACTCGACCTTGATCGTCTAATAGGATATTACCCAGGTGTAAATCATTGTGCCTAAATAAAGGAAATTTTGTCCGTATTTTATTGAGTATATATTTTACTTTGTTCACGAGGTTTCTTATTTCAATAGGTTTCAAATTTGTTTCAAGTTTATCGAGAGATTTTTTTTTATAAAATTTCATGTATATTCGATTTTTTCGTAGTTTTATTGGTCTTGCTATAAATTTAGGGAAATATCTGTACAGAGTCGTTTGGGTATCAAATTCGTGTTTAGGATTTCGCGATGTTTTTATAAGTATTTTCATTCCTTAGTATTAGTCCCGGTTTTTAGTCCTGATCTTGAGCCTCGTCCTCGCAACCAGAATCAATAGTCGTATCGATATGTTTGAACGCAAAGCCTTTGAGCTCGCTCGTGGGCAAGAGGACTGCCTGGACAAGACGAATCGTCATACCGAACTTATTGTCAATGATCCAAATCTGATTGATATCAATGATAGTAGCAATCTTCTGACCCTTCTGGAGAGTACCAAGATCAACAAGCTCCTGCTTTGTGTTGTAAGCCTCTGGTACGAAACCTCCGTTGCGATCAGTCAGAATCTTGACGCGAAGGGTCGGAGCATACTTGCCTGGCTCCTTGCCCTCACGAATATTACTCTTGAAAAGATCTGCCGCCTTTATGACATCTGGGGTATAAACCTTACCGAGAATCTCAAGAGAGTTCTTAGCAACGTGATCAAACACAGCCTTCTCAAACTTCCTGATTCCCTCAAGAATCTCAGGGTTATCAAGAGACAGATCAATACTATACGAAGTCTTGCCGGTCTGAGTGTCAGTATAAGAACTCAGCCCGAATGGTGTGCGGAGAACGGGGAGCTCAAAACGAGCCTTGCCACCGACAGTATTGATGTAGATAGTCTTACCGGCATTGCCAGCGTTCTTCTTGAGCTCAGAGAATACAATTGATGATGAGTCCATTTCTTCTTACTTATTAGACGCGTTGAAACTTTAAATGTGTGTAAGGAGGTAAGAAGAAATGGCAAATGTATCTCAAAATCTTCGAAATAGATTACATACAAATATACAAAATTACACTCGTTCCAGGCTTAAAGATGGAAAAGCAAATTCTGCAAATTTCGTAAAGACTATAAACGATATTATAAATGTAATTCATCGCGGTAAGGTTCCTGGTCCCAGGCCCATCCCCCCAAATCTTCCACCCAGGCCAAGCGCCCCAAATCTTCCACCCAGGCCCCGTAGAAACAACAATCGCAAAAGAACCCAAGCAGGTTGGAATGCGCTTCCAGGCTCTAAGTCGATGAAAAACAACAACCGTAATAGGCGCTCAAACTCGATGAAAAACAATACCTTTCATAACGCACAGTCTAACCAACCATGGATGTCTAATATGGCCGAAATCAGGGGTAGAGCTCTTATGAACAACATGAGAGCAAATGCCAGAACTTCAAAATAAAATCTCAGTAAACAATAAATGTCTTGCCCGTGCCTGTCTAAGCAGAAAAAGATTGTAGCTTCCATCAAGGCAGTTATCCTCTTCCTTATTTTCGCGAGCCCGATGACCTTCAAGCTTGTTCAGAAGGTGCTCGGAAAGTGGGTTGCCAACCAGTTCGGTCTCCCAACTGGCCCAGGCCTTATTATCCACGGCCTCCTGTTCGGTCTCGTCACATACGCTCTGATGGGTGGTATTAAGAACCCTTTCCCCAAGACTTCTCAGGCAGTGAAGGAGGCTAGCTCCGAGGTTGTTGGCACCGTCCGTGGCGTCAAGCTCTAAAAATCTTCATTGAACCGAATTGAATCCCCTTCAACAGGAATGTGCCTTGAATAATCTCCGACTCTCTTTTCGAAAAAATTAGTCTTACCCTCAAGCGAAATAGTTTGCATCCAGTCAAAAGGACACTCAGATCCCCATATGACAGGTTCTCCAACCTGTTTGAGTATCCTATCCGCAACGAACTCTATATATTGAGTCATCTTTGCTGCATCCATGCCTATAAGTTTTACAGGTAAGGCTTCCGAAACGAAATCCTTTTCTATTTCAACGGCCGATTCTATAATGTCACGATACTTACTACAAGGTTTCTGCAAGTGCCCAAGAAGGGTAATTGCAAATTCCTGATGAAGCCCCTCGTCCCTTGATATAAGTTCGTTTGAAAAGCAAAGTCCCGGCATGACTCCTCGGTTTTTCAACCAGAAAATAGCACAGAAACTTCCAGAGAAGAATATACCCTCTACGCATGCAAACGCAAAGAGACGATCCTCAAAAGGTAAGCTCGAATCGAACCACTTGAGAGCCCATTCAGCCTTTTTCTTTACGCATGGTACTGTCTCCAGTGCCCTAAAAAGTTGTATTTTCTCCACTGGGTCTGTAATAAGTTTATCAATCATAAGTGAATATGTCTCGTTGTGAATATTTTCATTAGACGCCTGATAAGCATAGAATGCACGTGCTTCTGGTGCCTGGACCTCCGTGAGAAAATTAAGGGCCAAGTTCTCACATACTATACCATCACTTGCCGCAAAGAATGCGAGTACCGTTTTTATAAAATGTTGTTCACCTGGTGCGAGTTTTTCCCAATCTACCAAGTCGCCAGAAAGATCAATCTCTTCTGTGGTCCAGAATGTTGTCAACGCTCTCTTGTATAGATTCCACAGGGCCGGATGTTGAATAGGGAACATTGTATACCTGTCACGGGACTCTGTGAGAATTGGATCGGTCATTCTTTGTATATACTGCCTTAAAAATTTTAACTTATTCTAGGATAGGAACCATGAACGACGAGAGTCTACACAAGTTTGTTTTGCGTCTGAAGGCTCGTCGACTCTTGGGAAGTGCAGTTCATAATTGTGCTCATTTTCTTAGAAATGAATTGAAGCGCCAAGGAACAATAGTACAGGGATACTGTATTACCCAAGGTACTTCCCCAACCGAGCGTTTTCAATATTACTGGGTAGAAGACCTAACTGGAAAACAATACGATGTTTCATTTGCTGTAGCATGCGCAACTACACCTGAAGTTTCTGGTATGCGATTTTTATTGACCAAAGAGGCCCCTGAGAATTTTGAGTCTGATCCGACCAATACAGATGTGTATAAACAATACGTAGACGACCCCAAGACATTCTGGGGATCGCTACGACATTTTTAGATGACTACATCAGTAGACGATGGAAGACGTCATACACATAGAACCTGCTGTCCCTCGCGAATTTTCTCGTACAATTTCTGTAGCCGGTGCACCTTCTTCAATAAAATATGCAGAATCTGAGCTCAATCTTCTCAAGGCCTGGCGAGACAAGGCCGGAGGTTGGAGATGGTTACATTATCACTCTATGAACCTATATAAAAAGATTAATTCTAGGTTTACCTACTCAAGTATAGTACTCAGTACTCTTGCTGGAGCCGGTGGATTTTCTACGGCTGGTAATTCTGGTCAACAAAAAGATACTATAGAGGGTCAAGTACAATTCTATATGGGCTATGTAATAGGCGCGACTAATGTGATAATAGGGCTCATCAATAGTTTTCAGAGATTTGGGAAAGCGGCCGAAAAAACTGAACTTCATGGAAGCGCTGCTATGCAATATGCTATGTTGTACCGTCTTCTCGAGACTGAAATAAACTTGACAGATGATCATAGACGAAACGATCTTATTTCCACTGTACGCCAGGAAATGGACAGGTTGCTCGCACAATCTCCTTCTATACCTCAAAAGATAGTAGACGAATATAATCGTACATTTCCCGGAATAATAAACAAACCTGATGTGTGTAATGGTCTTGGCGGAGAGATCATAGATACCTCGAGTGGTACTCCGAGTCGTATGAAACGTATCGCTAACATATTTACGTCCTAACTCAAAAAAATAAGTTTCGCAAAATCAGTTGGCAAGAGCGACTTGAACCCGGTGTATATAGAGAGATTCATCTTATTCATGTGGGTCACGTGTATTTCAAATGGTACTACGCTATCTATCTCGTTTACTATATCGCGTGTTAGGAATGCCGCAAGTGTAAAATTAAGTCTCTGGAAGTTTATAGCTTTGTCCATATCAAATACTATACGTTGTTTAGTTATTTTGTTCGAGACCGTGTACTTATTTATAATTTTTATGTATGGTGCCCACTCTTTCACGCGTTCACTTACTTCCTTTCGTGTCAAAGGTTGCTCCTCTACGTACTTGTCTAGAATTATTTCTATATAAAGAATCTCATCAACTGGATAAAATTTCGCAAATTTCATTCCTCTCTCTTCTATAATTTTATATTTTTTAATTATAAAAGATGAATCTTCAACCAGAGCAGCTCTATAATCTGATTTTTATAACAGTGTGCCTTTACCTTATGTTATCAGGCCTCGGAGATATCCTTGATAATGTCACCACCTCAGGTATATCCACCTCTCTCCGATTTCAGACATGGACCGAGGCCCTCTTTAAGATACTGTCAGGTCTCGTACTTTTTTATTTAATGTACAGCTCTTGAAAATTTTAATACCAGATAAATAATAAATGAAAGTGTCTACCCTGAAAACGATGGCCATTGTTCTTGGTCTCCTTTTGTCTATGCACGCAATTTCTATGATTGTAAATAATAAGCAAAACTCCAAGAAGGGTTACCAGAGTCAGAATCTCATAGTGTCTGTATTTTATTTAATGTTTGCCATTGCCCTTGTCGGTGGAGCTGTTTCGGCCCGCGGTCCTTCTTCACCTAGTGGAGAATACTATCCAATGTAACCATATACCTTAGAAATACATCCCTACACATCTTCCTTTTGGGGTCAGTAATTGCGCGTTTCCAGTGCCTCTTTATAGTTTGGGCCGCGTGCCACTTATGAGTCTCGTCCCGTACCCTGACCAAATTTAAATCATACCTTTCTATATTTTGTGGGAGATCCAGATTCGTGAACGTAGGATTCCTTGATAGTCCCTCAAGGTCCCAGTCTACAGTACTACCACGTGCTCCTTTTACGAGACCGTGGTAATTTACTATTTCCGATATTTTTTTCATGTCTAGGTTTTGCTGGTTCTTCTCCAAGAACTCTATGTCTCCAAGTCCCAAGTCACCTGGTTTCCATTTTATGCTTTCAAGATCCCATGGAAGGTCCATATTTTCCTTGATAACTTGCCAGGTAGCGTGCATTGTATGGTCTTTCCAGTCATGGGGAGTGTACCTGTCCTTGAACATTCTCAGGTATCGTATAGTATCCTTGTTTATTTTCCTAAAGAATAATTCACCTATAACCCAAGGGAAATCGTAATGGGCCATTATAAAATCTGTAGATACAGTATCACTTAATGTCAGTACGAGCCAATCCCATGGTTGTTCCCTAAAATATGAAATAGTATTACATGATACTATATAGTGTGAAAGTGCTCTCCAGTCCCATGGTTTATCTTGTGTATCATGGACCCATCTCCATACAAAATCTTCGTGGAACTGAAAATGAGTCCAGGGCCACTGTTTATTCGGTAACTTGGTGACCCATTCCCATTTAAATTTTGGATTATTGAAAGCAATCTCGACCCAGTTCCACGGAGAATCTGGAAACATTTCTAGTACTCGTAAAGTGAGATCAGGGTGTAAAGATAATTTCCCAAAGTCCCACTTGAAATCTGGTCGGGACTGAATAAATCTCCCAAGAGTTTCATCCTTATATTGGGCTATCCGGGTCATTATTTATTCTGGCCTTCAAATCTTTATAATCTAGATATGCATACCATTGAGCAAGTCGTTTGGCATTCTCAACTGATACTGCCCACACGTTTGAATTTTTCACATTCTCTGAAAGTTTGACTGTCCAGACTCCGCCGTTTGAAGAAGCTTCGTGTATACTATTCATAGATCTTTTAAGAACATCTAGAGTGTTTCCTTCCCCTTCTACTACTGAACCATGTGGTAATAGTAACCTTTTTTGCTTCTGTCTAGGGCCAGTACAGCAACTCATCATACTTTCTTTCTTATAATCCCGAGTGAACTCTCTAAACTTCCCTTTGAACGTTCTAAAGGCTTTTCTCTTTTGAGCTTCATTATCCCAGGGTGCGGAACGAGTTCGCTCTTTTCAAACTTGCTTGTTATTTTTATATCCGGTAACTGATGAATTTCACCTGGCATAATTACACTAAATCTCTGGGGTTCTTTTCTATAATCGTCTATGTTCACAGTACCCCCAAACATTTGTAGAATCTCTTTTCTGGGAGCAGTTTTTGTAGTTTTTACAGGAGGTCCTTCAAGTTTAAGGCGCATATGTGTTATGAAATCACATGTATTTACCTGGTCCCTATCTATTGCATATGCCTTTACGCATTCCCATGAACAAAAGTATCCAGTTGAGTGATATTCTTTTGTCTTTGGTAGATACTTGTAAGGCCAGTGAAGAGGTTCCCAGTCAAAAGAGTGACAGCACCACCAGCAGTGTGGCTTCATTGTAAATTAAAGATCAGTTTCTTTATTTAAAGAGCGATGATTATTCTTAGCATCGATGTAGGAATAATTAATCTAGGAATGTGTCTTTACGACCAAGGCACTAAGAAAATACTTAACTGGACAGCACAAGGAGTTCCTCCTAAACATTCCGATGGTCTTTTTGTGACTCTGCGTGACCATCTCCGAAAGCTTGATACATGGGCTCTCAGAGCAGATAAGGTCCTCATAGAAAAGCAACCCGATAAAAATAAGGTTATGAAGTCTGTTGAGCATTTTATAACAGCATATTATCTGTGTAATAATCTTGATGTCCAGTTATGGGACGCGAGACATAAAGTACCCGATGTGATTGGTCCGGGAAAGGAGATGTATCGCAAACGTAAATTAACTTCAGTCAATAGGGCATCCGATTTCATAAAGGAAAACTCAACTGAGTGGGTTGATTGGTTCTCAAAGCAAACAAAAAAAGATGATTTGGCCGACTCTCTTATGCAGGCCCTCAGTTATCGGATTGAATCGGTTCCAGAAGTCTCCAAGAAACCCAAGCCACGTAAACCAACTCTGAATCAGACGAATACAAGGTACTCTAGATCCAATCTGGCTTGGCTTGTAAAAGAAAAGGATCCTATCACAAAGACAAAGAGGTTTGAAAAAGATCTTAAAAAGTACTACACGGGTCTTGATGAACTTATCAATGAGTATGGTATCAAATAGTAATCTTTTTTTATCGGTTCTTATTAAATATGGTATATACATCAAGCGGCGACGGAGGTGGAATTGGCATATCCATGATTTTACTTTTTCTTGTAATTGGGGCAATACTCGTTTATGTATTCAGGTGTAAACTTTTGGGTATGAATTGTCCAAGCCCAAGCCCAATCACAGGAGCAAGCACGGTAACCAGTCCGAGGCCGAGTCCGAGTCCGAGTCCATCTTCTAAATATTGTTCAGGCCCTGGTCAGAATGGTATATCAACTATATATATAAAACCACTGTGCCCTTACTCTGACGCATTAATCAGGGAAATGAAACCATCTCCAGATATTGTTGTAAATTGTAGTTTATCGCAAAATGCTTCCAGCTGTCTGAATGTAGGTGACTTGGAAGGTCCTCTACCTGGATTTCCGGCCGTAGAGTGTAACGACGGAGAAACAGTCTACATAGGTTACTAAAAATAAAAGTCATGTGTACAAGTTCTTTTGTAAGGGAGATCTAAGGTATAATGGCCGCCATCAGGAAATACGTTGTGGACAAGCTCCAGAAAGATTTCCCAGGAATAGATCCAGTTACTGCAAAGAACGTAGAGATTGCAGTCTACAATTACACATGCAGATCTTGCAGAGAACCTACATGGGACAATAGATGGTTCAAGACGTCTTACAAGCACAGGTACCTTGCTTTATCTGGTTCTCTCAAAAAGGGTCTATTAGAACGCATACTTTCGAAGCAAGTGAAGTGCAAAGATCTTGTGACTATGGGTCCTGAACAACTTGAACCGAATGGTCAATACGCCCAGACGGCCGAAAAACTCAGGAAGAGGGACCTCGATCGCGAGATGAACAAAAGAGCAGACGAAGATTATGAGGGCATATTCAAGTGCGGGAAGTGTAAATCGAAAAAGACGACGTACTTCCAGCTCCAGACGAGATCGGCCGATGAACCAATGACAACCTTTGTTACTTGCAAGGACTGCGGTAAACAATGGAAATTTAGTTAAAAACATCTCTCAGAAAAAGGACAAGACATGAGCTTCGTAAAGGTTTGGACAGATATCGGTGATTCGTTTGTGAACCTTCCAGCACGTATAATTGATTATTCGACCGATAGAACTGTTATGCACATCAAGTATCTTTCACAGACGGACGGAAGAGATCCACAAACAAACAAGAAAATTTGGTCCTACGAAGATGATATTTATGATATAACTGATGAGTCTATTACCGAGTATATGTATGATGAGGGTGATCTTGGTTTCGCATCCATTGGGGAAAATAATTACATCAAGGTTGAGATGACGGATGAAGAAGAGGACAGTGACTATGAACCATCCTCGTTTAGCGAATCAGATAGCGACGAATGTAGCGACGATGATCAGGGGGAAGATGTAGACGATGATGAGGATTACCAGGAAGACTAGTTTTTTTTCTACGCAAATGTTAAATGGAGAAATTACCATATGCTATTGCATTCATAGTCGCACTTGTTGTTGTCTGGGTCCTTATGAACAAATCTCATGAGAATCCCAAAAATTCATGTGGATCAGCGGTTTAAAGCGACCGGTCTTTATCAAGGAAAGAATGATCCAATCGTTTGATCCCACGAATCGCGAACATGTGGAATGGCTCAAAAAAGTTTTTGGGGCCGAAACGAAAAATAAAACAAAAGTACTTGGAGAAAATCCCATGAGGAAACCTATGCCAGATTTTGATATGGTTCAAATTTATTTTGGTCTAGCTGCCAAATATACTCAAGCTGTTTTCAACAAAACGGCTTTCATACCCTAGGTTAGCTTTTCTTCTAGGACCTGTCTATAAAAAACATAATTGGCCTCCCACGTATAATTCTTACCTACCAGTCTATAGGTTGAATTTTCGGACTCAAACTTAGTAACCTCGACCATACTAAAATCACTCGAAATGCACATCGATTTTAATATGGAAGGATCCCAATTCACAATTGTAAGATACTTGAGATTTTCCCGTTCCTCGAGCTTGAACCAGTTGTCCTCTTCGGGACTGAACATTGGCCACAATTTAGTATTCTCATATGTTGTCTCCAAGAGTGTACCGAACCGATGAGCATCAGACTTTTTTGTAAAGGCGAGAACTGCCGTCTTTTCTGACTTTTGGATAGTGTATATATCAGTATAATTCAGGTGCAAAGTAAAAAAGGGTCTCTCCCGACCCTTTTGCTGAGACTGCTTGGTCTTTGCTGGAGGTCGGACTGCAGTGATCATTGCTTTTACGTAGATTTTAAACTCTAAGCCTGTGCCTCTCCCCAGAAGAGATTTATAGAGTAATTTGATATAGTTGGGGCGCCTGTAGGTATTGTCATCTGGATCAAAAGTGTATCTGGGCCATCAGGGAAAAAGTTATTACCACCAATGACACTATTACAAATTTCTTTAAGCCCACTGAGATCAATCGAATTTTGGGTACCTGCGTTATTGATTGTCGAAAAAATACGTTCACCTGAACCTGTTACATATGTTCCGACTGTTAGAGGTCCTGTTCCGACCGTATTATTTGTTGCCGCCGTAAGTCCGAAATTACACACTTGTGCGAAGCTTGGTTGGGATCCATTTGCTGATGAATTAATTGCGATCCAGTTTGTTCCCGGCGGTGTTATGTTGATTGTCGGTATTATGTTGGTTGTCGAGAATGATGGATTAAGAATTCCTGAAATGACCACACTTCCACCCTGGTTCGTTGCGGCCGATCCCGTCTCTGCCCATACATCCAGTCTCTGTAAGAGTAACTGGGCCCTGTTTAGGAGATCACGTGACCCTATGTCCCCGATGACTCCGTTTGAAACAGATGGTGAAAGACGCAGGAGGAAAAGATTAAAAGTAGACCCGGCCGCTAAAGGACTCGCAATCCCAAAATTATTCAACTGATAATTGAACAAGTACCCGCGATCCTGATCAAAGAGACCGTCCATGATAAAGGCAGATCCCCAGTGGGTCAGACTCGGGCAACATGTAGTACTCACAAGAATCACAGTCGCTGGAGTCTTGTACAAAGCGAATGTACCAGCACTCGCAGGTCCGGTGACACTGTTTGTAGGCTGATACCCGTTAATGTAAGGACCCACAATAAATGAACTCGAATTGACAACTGATACGATATAATATGGGTTCGAAGTCACTATACCGTTCGAAAAAGTCGAACCGAAAAATACTACGGAATTTGTATACGAAGAATCTATAGAGAGTCCAGGCACTGTTATAGTATTATGAGAACCAATCGAAGGTGTCACTGAACCAAATGTCTGCACTGATAATGGAGTCTTGTAGAGATAAAACGTGCCTGCAGTTCCTGCACCGCTCGGAGTCACAAGACCACTTCCGGATGAAGTTCCAATTGTAAATGGGGTTGAGGTGCTTGTTGTCAAGATGTAATAAGGTGTATTCGCCACTATTCCTGTACTAAAAGATGCAGAGAATGTCACGACCGAACCTACAAAAGATGAATCAAGAGTTACTCCGTCCACTGTTATTGTATTCGTGAGTACAGTTGGAGTCACTGATCCCGGTGCGAGTACCACTGAAGGAGTTTTGTAAAGATAGAATGTACCAGCAGTTGGACCCGTCGGAGTTATTGGGGATCCGCCGAGCGAAGAACTTACAACGAAAGTATTTGAATATGTAACAACTGTATAGTCTGTAAAAACGATTGACACTATGTAATATGGTGTACCGGCCACTATACCAGTGCTGAAAGATGTCCCAAAAGTCACTACAGATCCTACAAAGGATGAATCGATTGACAGTCCTGGTACTGTTATTGCCTGGCCACTCACTGTAGGAGTGACTGATGCAATTGATGACACTATTGACGGATTTTTATACACATAAAATGTACCAGTGGCTGGGCCAGACACTGATAACTGAGACCCTCCACATGATGCACTTACTGTAAATGGATACGAAGTTCCAGCTGATAGAATATAGTATTTGGTATTCGCAGCTGGAGTTCCGCTAGTGAAGCTGGTCCCAAAAGTCACTACAGATCCAACGAAAGATGAATCTACAGTTAGGCCTGGTACTGTTATATTGTTCCCACTTACGATTGGTGTCACTGAACCAGGTGCAGTTGCTGAAGCAGAAATCTTGTACAAATTGAATGAACCTGTACCTGGCACAGTAGGAGTTATTGGATCTCCTCCACGAGTCGCACTCACAATGAAAGAATTTGATGTAGTTATTGCTATTATATAGTAAGGCGTATTTGCTAAAATAGGGCCCGTGCTAAATGCTGCACCGAAAGTCACAGCTGATCCAATATACGAAGAATCTATAGTAATTACGGATACGGTTATTTCTTGATTACTTACAGTGGGGGTAACTGATGTAAAAGAAACTACGGCTTCTCCTAACGAGCTTCCAATATGCGAAATTGCAGTTCCATGTGTCAGTGAATTTGAAACATCGTTGATGTTGTATGAAAGAGTTGATGCTCTCGTAAGCCCAGTGAGGGTACTAGTTCCTGACTTACCAGTGTATGATATAAGCTCGTTGTCTATGAGGACAGTTCCAGCAGTTGGCCAATATGTTACAGGGTCATTCAGGGTCATAGAAGTTGTTGTGAATTGGTCAATCTGATTTGCGAGAGTGCTAACTGCGTGTATTGTCTCGTTGACAATTTCATATCTCACTGGCATATTACCGGTCCTCATGTAAGCCTCGTCATTTATATTGTTTTGTTTGAAACGGTGAGCAAATACAAAGTTACCATCGACGCCGCGTACCATGAAATCGATAAATCCCGCCCCGTACCATGTGTACTGGAGACCCAACATTTGCATCTTGGTAACGTCTAGGTTGTACCCAGAAGGCCCTTTACCGTCTACAGTATCACGATTGAATTGGGACTGTGGGACACGAGTTTCTTTAATTTTGCAAACTGTTACTGGTTGACTACTTGATATATTCGCAGCTCCTCTGTATGGTGGATTGAAAGTGAGTTGAGTGTCTCCAATTATACTTGTGACTGTATGAGTCATGCCGCGTAAAGTGAACTTGTCACCAACCTTGAATTGTTGGCCAAATCTGGTACTGACTCCGTATAACATTTGAGTGTTTATAGAGCAATAAACATAGCCCGATATTTGGAACGTAGATGATCTCTTTACGACCCATAGAGTCTGGCCGTCCCATTCCCAAAAGAGGCCATTCTGATCATCGAAAGTTCCTACGCGAACACTCGCTCCGTGCCAGCCAGATATTATGAACCGCGGTTGGTCTCCGAGAATGAGAGATGTACCAGCTGATAGACCAGTATTACACGTTAAAATGACATTAAATGAATCTTGTATGCTGGTGACTGTATATGTTCCATTTACGCCGGGTGTAGTTACTCCCCGTATCTGAATAGTCGCACCGGCCTGTGGCGAACCGTGTGGAATTGACGTCGTTACTATGATCTGTTGAACATTAGAGCCAACGACTATACCAGAAATATCATTATTAGGGCAAAAGAGTGTACCAGATGACCATATAAGTCCCTTTCCAGACTGGTACCTAAATACCTTTTTGGACTGACGAACCGAAGTTGCTCCGTATGCAGGATTTGCTGGCGAAATTAAAACACCACCGTCGAATGGCCTATGAACTGCAGATGAATATGATTGTACGTAAATAGATCCACTGGTCCATGGTCCAGACGCTGACACTATAGAAAATGTAAATTTTAATGGAGTATCTACTGAAAGTACTGTCCAGTTTCCGTTTACTGTGCCAGTTCCTCCGGTCCATCCCGTAACTGCAATTGGACTTCCGGCAATAAGACCATGGGCAACAGATGTTGTTACCGTTACGGTAGTCGAAGTCAACAAAAATGAACTCACAGGTATTTTGCAATTTCCGGCGTTGTAAAAACCACCCTTGCGAACAACTGTATAGCTTGTAAAAATAGGAGATACATTCACCTGGCCCTTTGCCTGATACTGAAAAGAAGTCCCAGAATTACTCCCTGTGACTATAAAGAATCCTTGGGCCCTGTCTGTAACATTTCCACCACTAAGACCCTGTACTGAAACTACTGAACCAACTACTGGAGTAGGAGTAGTTGCTGAAAAGACTGTGATTATAGAAGGGTTCGCAAGATCTGATGTTACACCCGTAACCACAAGATCTGTTCCGGGAGTCTCATAAAAGCTTGGGTATTTGCGTATCTCACTAAAAGTCTGCCATTTCGTGGCCTGAAGTCCATACTCGAAATCAGCATCTATGAGTGATTGACCAGCAGACACGCGCTGCCTTTCGATTGCATCTGTTCCAAAGTCATATGGCCTTGTTTGTATCGCGCCCTGGTACATATTACCGACGCTTCCAGTTATATTCATTCTTAAATACACACAAGAACTTTTTCTCCTCAAAGATCACAATCAATCTCGAGTGAAAATGACCAATCTATACCATTGTTATTGAGTGGCTCGCCGAACCTGTCAGTGACCTTTATTATAAGACGATCAACTCTATTACTCGAGTCTGTAACTTGAACAACCTGCGAGTCCTGTGAATTTTCGGCCCAATACAAAATACCACCAGAGCTTACGTTATTAGGGATCTTGAACGTACTTTTATAAGCCTCGGGGGAAGATGCGCCAATCTTTTCTATATATATATTTACATATGTATCAAAATTCATTATGTACGAATATGCTGCCGTTATTGAGTTAGGAAATGAGGCCACCTGACCATTCGTAAACCCGAGAAGTGAACCGAGACTCGGTCTAGACGTAGTGACTGGTGTCGTTGTAATTGTAGCTGAACCACTTGCCGGTGCAAACTGAAATATGTTTGTAGATGCGCCTATCGAAAATATCCCAACTGAACTCGGTACGGCTGTGTTAAGAGCTCCAAGAAACGTGGACGAAGAGTAATTTCCAGGACTTACGGTATATGTTGTTCCATTAATTACTATGGAGTTATAAGGGGATCTTACGTTATAAAAACCAATAGGTATCTGTACATTCTTGAGAGATACTTCGCGAAATCGTCTGTACGGTTTTGTAAACATAACAACACAATCGAATGGATTACCGGAATTCTTAGTGACTACTCCTTGATTTCCGTTTGTATCCAACTGAAGAGACCCAGTGTCTATGTTTATGCGAACCATTCTTACTTAAGGCCTAGAAGAAAAGAAAAGCTAGAATGGAAGACGTTTCTCTCCTCCAAGAATACAATGTCAAGGTGTTCAAAAAGGATGAGGAGACTGTGGATATAATCAATAGTGTACTCGAGGGAAATCTATCCGAAGAGGCTTTCTTCTTGGTGGACATCGGAAAGGTAATCAGGCAGGTCCAAAAATGGCAAGAACTTTTGCCAAATGTAAAACCTTATTATGCTGTCAAGTGTAATCCGAATACTTTGATTCTTAAGGTTATGGCAAGTCTCGGAGTAAACTTTGATTGTGCTTCCAAAAATGAGATCTCGGCTGTGATGAATGTGTGCCCCGAAGACTATTTTGATCGGATTGTTTTTGCAAACCCTTGCAAGATGAGTTCCCAACTCAAGTATGCCCGGGCAAATGATATAGACTTGATGACATTTGATTCGGATCACGAGCTCTATAAAATCAAATTGTATCACCCATATAGCGATCTCATCCTGAGGATTCGAGTAGATGATTCCAAGTCCAAGTGTCAGTTTGGATGTAAATTCGGGTGTGAAGTTGAGGATTCAAAGAGGATCCTTGAAATTGCCAAGACTTTGGGTCTAAAAGTCAGAGGAGTTTCATTTCACGTGGGGTCAGGATGCCAAGATCCCGATCAATACAGAGGAGCGATCGAGTCTGCTCTAAAGGTTTTTGAGATCGCAAGTGATTTGGGAATAGAAATGAACATCTTGGATATTGGTGGAGGTTTCGAGGATCATTCCTTTGAGGAAACTGCAAAGGTACTCAGTGAGGTTCTTCCTGGCGGAGGTTCTGGGATTGAGGTGATTGCAGAACCGGGTCGTTTTTTTGTTCACTCGAGTCACACACTCGTAGTGAACGTTATTGGTAAGAAGGAACTCCCAGGTCCCGAAAAATCTTTCGTGTACTACTTGAACGATGGTATATATGGATCTTTCAATTGCATATTCTTTGACCACGCCGTACCGGAGATTTGTCCATTCAATGAGAGGGACGGAAAAAGGTACAAATCAATCATCTTTGGACCGACATGCGATTCAATTGACAAAATTACGGACTGCTGCGAGTTGCCAGAACTCACTATAGGTGAATGGTGCTACATTGAAAACTTTGGGGCTTATACTTGTGCAGCTTCATCTACCTTCAATGGATTCCATCAGACCCAAACAATTAATATATTGACTTCATAGTAAATGAGTAACGAAGTAAACCTGAGACGCGTTAGAAATTTCAGTAACGGTGCGATAAACGCGGCACGTGAAGGTAACGTGCGTTCCATGAACTCAAACCTCGGCCGCATGCACTCAGCAGCTGTAAACAACAGTGCCCCATTGACCCCAGAAGAAGCTCGTAGAATTCTAAATACAGTAACTAACACCAATCGCAAGATCAACGGACTCGTACAAAATGTCGGAAACGTTCGTAGTACCCTTGCGATGCCTTTAAAGAAAAATACGTTCCTTCGGTTCACTAGAAACAATTCTCGGACCAATGTAAATGTGTGAATGCATGGCCGCTCAGATTAAAAGAACCTTAAGGGGTTCGAAGATCCTCAAGGGGACAATGGAACTGCGTAAACTTACCGCAAAAGTCTCGAAGATAATGAGACACCCTGTTAAAAAAATGAAACCCAAAAAGAAGTAAGATGTCGGTTGCCTATGGATTCATGGGACTTGCATTTGGAGTTTTTACAATGTGGCGTCTTATCCGTGGTCCGGCAATAAGACACAAGTTTCCTTGTTTTACTCTCGCAGAGATGAACGAGTTTATGGGAGTTCACAATTTCGATTTACAAGGTATCAAGAAGGGTACAAAATCTGCTATTGTTATAAATGATAATACTGAATATGATGAGGATTCCATCCTATTCAGAGGTACCGGTGGGTCTTCTGGAGACCAGAATATTAATACTTCTCTTAATTCCCATCTAGCAACAAGTCAAACTCCGTTTCTTGTTTTTTACCGTGTAGAAAAGAATGTATATTACCTCATTGGTGAGGCTGTCCGATTTGGTAATTACAGGGCCCAGATTGAAGATAACCGGATTGTTTACGTTTTTCCAATGATTTTTATCGGAGGTAGACTTTTACGTAAAATTTATAATTGTAGACTTATCTAGACTTTTTTCATCGCAATTGCCGCGAATACTCCTATCAAAATCATGAGAACTATCACCATAAATATCCACCACAAAGAACTTGAAGGGGCGGGACTCGGTGAATGAGGTCCCATCTTACTCCGTATGTATGAGAGAAGACCTGCATAATCTCCATTTTGTATATACATATTTACTTGGTCCTTGTTTTCGTTTATTATTTTATCGACTTTTGCGTAATAATCAGGAGGAAGAATTCCTTTAAGAAAATCTTGAATGCTTTGGAGGTTCATTCTTTTAGTTGGCCGAGAATATATTGGTGCTTTTACCGGGCAAAGCTGCTAACATTGTTGATATTTGGCTCTTTATATAATCTTCAGCCGCGGTAATCTGGGGGCTACCTACTTCTGCTGAGAAGTGAACATTCACGTAGGCCATAACCTTATCTATTAATTCTGGTACTATATACGTATCGTAAAATCTACGGAACTCTGGAGGGGCGCTACTGAATTCCCGGAGATCCAGAAGGCTCACTGTATCTGCACCCGTGAAACCTGATTTAGTCTGTTTAAAAACAAGAAAAATGATTACCAGAATCAAAACGCCTATTACCATATTCATGCGGTTCATTTTATTGTAGACTTATAAAATAATTCCACTTAAAAATGAACCGCAAAGATATACTAAGAAACTAATGGTACTCTTTCTTCTGGACAAATCCGGATCTATGGAGGAGCGTCTCGAAGATACTATAGGTGGTTTCAATTCATTCATTCGGACCCTTTATGAAAACAGTCCAGAGGCTATCGTAAGTCTTTACACTTTCAGTGACAAGTGTACATGTGAATATTCAAGGGTCCCAGTGGGTCAGGTGAAATTTATGAGCAAAGATACATATGTTCCAGGCGGTAACACGGCCCTTTTTGATTCGATCGGTAAAGTTATCAAAGAGGCTGGTAAAGATGCCGAAGGTCTCTTGGTTATTCTGACTGATGGATACGAAAACGCAAGTAGGAAATATACGAAGGAGCACATCAAGGATCTGATTCTTCTTCACCCGAAACTCGAAGTAAAGTACATTGGAGCGGATCTGGAACAGGCGGGAGATCTTGGTATCAAAGATACAATTCGGTACGATGGAGCGAATACTCCAGGTATATTTAGAATGCTTTCCGAATCGGTCGGTTCAACTTACGCTCAACTACGTGAATCGCAGACACCAGCGACGGTCTAGACCAAAGGAGCCATCTAGACCACCATCCAGCTGTGTAACGGCCACTAGGTTCCCAGTTTTCATGCATACCCCTGTGCCTCAAGAGGTACCTTTTCATTCTTTCTGGGTCACGGTGTTTTGTATAATCACTGTATCCCAGGGCCCCAAAATCAACGTGACGCCCTTCTGGTTCAAATGTAACCCTGTACTTTTTACCCTTTATTGGGCTTTTTGTAAGTACTGCAACTCTCTTCATCTTTTGAAAGAAGACAATACTTAAAACTTGGACTCACATTAAACTTAGAAATGAAGCTGACTCTGAATCTTTCAAGGCTGAATACATTTAATTTCTCTGGTCTGAGAGACATTGTGTACTGGGACAATTCTGCGCACAGGTATGATTCTGACGCGTTCTTTTACGGGGCTGGAAACCAGCACTACCAATTGCTCTCTACAATCGCCCTCGCCTGCCCCAAAGGAACTCGTTTCCTTGAGATTGGGACCAGGCTCGGTATGAGTTCTTTGGCTATTCATCATGGAGGATACGTGGATCTGACCACATGCGATCTTGAGGACAATATCCCAGATGGCAAGAGCGTCAAGGCTTTTCCGGAAATTAAATTCCTGGTAAAGGATGGTTTCGAATTGCTCGAGTCATATCGGTCATGGGATATTATTTTCATTGATGTCGACCCTCATGATGGTATACAGGAACGCCGAATGATAAAAAAGCTCGTAGAGAATGATTTCAAAGGAATACTTCTTCTGGATGATATTCACCTGAACCCAGAAATGCAATCTCTCTGGGACTGGATACCAGCCGGAAGGAAGGTTGACCTTACACGTTTTGGTCACAACTCTGGAACTGGAGCCGTTTTGTTTGGAGACTCGAAACTTATGGGGACGTTTGGGGACTCAAATATCTTTGACTTTGAAGGCAATGTAGACGGTAAGTAGTAATACAACTACAGTAAGTCCTACCCAGGACCCAATAATTATCCGAATTTCGTTCGTCTCTAATATCAAGTTTAAGATTTGCTTAGTTATAGAATCATCTTCAGTCATGGTCTCTGATATATGTCTCCCAAAAAAAGGAATCATAAATGTATTCAGTGACAAAGGGACTGGAAAGACTACTTTTTTCAAGACAAAGGGGCATGTACAATTTGATCACGAAATACTAAAAACAAAGGAAAAGACTATAGATTTTTTACAGAGAATGCGTTCTTCTCTTTTTCCTCTTGTACTTGATGACTATGATCTTGTAAAATCTGCAAGTGGTGTCAAGGAGTTTACAAAGGGAATGTTTACTCGAGGGACTTTTTATGTTATTTCTACTGAAAAAATAGAACAGGATTGGATAGATCAATGGTATCAATTCCCTGGAGTTCCAGTGAGCGATTTTGCGAGTTCACTGGGTATACCCGTTGAAAAGGCCCAAGAGCTCCTAATAAAGGCTCGCGGAAATATGACGTCTGTTCGTATGGACCTGGAAAACTTTGGTAGCCAAAGGGATAATTTTGAGACTGCGAAAGAGTACCTTCAGGGTCTCCTCAAGGATCCACGACCATCATTGAACCTAAACAAGTATCTCACTGAGCACGGGCACACGTTCGGAATTATTCAAGAGAATTACATATATAAAGATGCACCTATTGAATTACTTGCCGATATCGCAAATGACTTTTCTGTAGCGAATCTTATTGATGTAAAGATGTACTCCGATGTTTCATGGGACCTTATGCCTTTTTTCAATCTTCATGCGTGTATAATACCAGCCTCGAAACTACCTGCGGACTTGGCGCTGGACCGCCCTGCAAGTGTCTGGACAAAGTATTCGAATGCCTGTATGAAAATGAACCGTTTTAAAAAGCTAAAAATACCCCTCGATGATATATCTCTCTGGATTCTCAAAGCAAACTCGGGTGACCCATTGACTCAATTTGATTCCTATGATATAGATAGTCTTAACCAATTGGCAATTGGGACCCGTATTCAACAAAAGATTACGAATAGGCTCAAGGCTACGAAAAAGGAGTCACGTCCTCCTCGTCGCTGATGAAATCCTCTTCCTGAAGAAATTTGGAGTATTTGATTTTTTTAGGCTGGTCGTCATCATCTGATTCAGTTTCTGATTCTTGTTCCAGTTCCCTAAAAATCATCTTCCTTTTCTTGAATCCTTGCATCTATAGCATTTTTCAACATAATTTCTGCGGGACTTTCTGGGGTCCATGAATCCCACGTATCATAACACTCGTTCATTTCTATAAAATCTTTTTCAGTCCCTTCGTACCTCGTAAAAGGTTCCTCGGGGCCTTCTTCGTCATCTTCGTCCGAGTCCTCGGAGTCATCGTAAACCTCCGGAAAGAAACTCTCTGTGTATTTTCCCAGAACGTTACGTGCTGCATATTTCATCCCGTACTGCATGTCTTCGGCCGTGACTGTGTCTCTCCCACACGCTTTGCAGTACCTTGCGGCTAAGTACACTGAACTCTCGAAGACCGGTTTCATAATATCAATTGCGGCCTGTTCCATCTATTGGTTATTTGGGGCCTGGTTTTTAATTAAACATAGTATACAAGACTGAGGATACGAGTTCCGCTATTATCATATGGGTTACCAACCGGATAATAAACTCTTTGTATAGAAAATGCATAATATTGATAAGAAGTATTTGAATTTAAATAAATAAGCTTACTGGGCATCTGATTAAAAGTAATAGAAGAACCGGCTACATAACTTGAAAGGGTGACTTGATTTGTAGAATAAACTATATTTGTTATTGTATTTGCAGTCCCATTTACTGTCATTCCTTTGTAAAGTTTGGTGGCGTCCGAAACTTTGTATACGTTCTGGACTAATGATTGAGTGACGTTCGCCGTCACATTACCAACGACAGCATAAATAGAGGCCCAAGTAGATCCGTCGTTACTTCCCAGTACGGTGTAATTACGGGCCCAAAATTGGACACTGTCTTGTAAAACGTACAAATATTTTGCTTTTATTGAAATTGGGAATTTTATCCATACATACTGACCATATACTCCGTTTAAATTAGTACCACCAATGTAATTTCCATTTATATAGTTATATACGCCACCAGAAGAAATCCAATCAGTATAATTCTTAAAATCAAAACAACGTATACCTGCATTTACTGTAGACGTATCAAGTACACTGCTTGTCTGCACCGTGTATGAGCCACTTCCCCACGTAGATCCAAAAATATTTGAAGTAAACGTAAGATTATCTGGACTTGTTACAAGAGTACTGTTCGCTAGATTAAAAGGGGGCCACGCTATATATGTTGGTGGATAAAGAACGGGAACACTAAGAGTACTTACTGGATGTAACCCTATAAGATTTTTATAAGGTACTTGGAAAAAGTCATTACTTGGTACAATTGTATAATCTGGGTTTAAATTTCCGGCCGGATCAAAAATAAATTCAAACCCAAAAATACCATTACTGTAAAATCCAGTCTCACCATTCCCAACTAATATAGTGTAAGTATACGCCGAAACTGATGTACTCACTGTATTTGTGGTCGACTGCTTCACGTTCCTGTTTATGTAACCGCTTATGTACATTGTACCAGTGAATTTATTAGAAAGTATTTTAGTTATAGTCGAGTACTGTGGTGGACCATCTGAGCTATTTTGTATCTGTATTATCCATTTAATTGTACCTGATTGATTAATTTTCATTATAAATGTTCCTCCATATGTTGACCAACTGGGAGTAAAATACCCCCCTCCAGATATTACCGAATTTGATGCGTAATCACCAACAAAGTAAATATTTCCGAGGTAATCCACCTCAACAAGACAATTATAACAAGGAGAATTTGAAACAGTCACGGTCCAAGACTTGCTATTCAGTGTGACAGTACTCGCAGTAGAATCCACGTAAGAAATATAATAATTGTTGAAGCGGTCCAGATACGAAAAACATTTTGTACCAAATGGGCCTGAAAATCCGATTGATTTGAGTGAAGAATCTAGTGTGTACTCGTAGCCTTTATCAACATTTTGACCAATTGTTACCACTAACGGCAACGAACTTAGAGCCGAGCCTGGAGTGGATATAGAACCACCAGGACTTGTACTCAGATAAAATCCTGATGATACTACGTAACCTTGTTTAATAAACCCAGAAGGCATACAAGAAAATGAAACGTAATCACCCACTTTTACAGGAACAGACGTAGAACACGTAACCAACCCATCTATATCGATCGACACAAGTGTACTGTACGAAATTGAATCATTTCGGATGCTGTCGATATATAGGGTACCATTTGAATCATTTGTCAAATTATTGGAAACTCCAGCTCCTGTTATTATAGTCGAACTTGAAATTTGGCCACCGCTTTTGTCTATTTTAGAGACATTTATGTCGGTTGATTTTTTCATAGATTGTTGGAAAATTATATTTTTTTGAAATATAGACCCCGGCGATGGCATACCAATAGAATCCGCTACTCTTACGTCATTTTGAGTGTATCCATTTCCACCCGCGGCCCATATTTTACCATTTATATCTATTGATAGAGAGTAAGACAAGCCTGTTGATACTTGGGTCATTTTTGGCAAACTTACATAATTTGAATAAGGGTTGTTGGCACCAACTGGGTCTATACCAGTAGTTACTTTATAAAAATTAGTAAAATAATACCCACTTATTCCAGCTTCACCGTCACCACTTGTGCCCTGGACCCACATGTAACCATCATTATCTACTATAAAATTTGTTTCGTATCCTCTAGAGGCCGAAATACTATGTACGGGAGTAGATCCAGAGAATCCTATGGTATTTGCGTTTGTAAAAGTTGTTAATGCTGTTATTCCTCCTGCTAATAAAACAGTTCCGCCGGTTATTAACATTGTAGTGTCTGTTCCACAAACTACACTGCTTATAGATGTTGCGCAGTTCTGAAACGAATTCACTTGTCCACCTCCACTTGTACCCAACTGACCATTTGAATTACTTCCCGTAATATACGCTACAGTTCCTGATATATAAGCCGAGTTATTCTTTCCGGCCGAAATCTGAGTGGCAGTATATGATCCACTTATGAGTTGAAATGTTGTGTACTGCGTAGTATTTCCTGTGCCAAGCTGACCACTTGAATTCAGACCTGTAACCCACAATTTTCCAGTACTGTCCAATAGAACTGTGTGACTGTCGCCGCATGCTACATTTGAAAATCTATTAGATCCGAGATTAACTTGTTCATAAGAGCTTCTATTTGTAGTATCACCGAGGCCAAGTTGTCCGTTCGAATTTAGACCAGTAACCCATATTCCACCATTTGAATCTACAAGGACTGCGTGGTTTTTTCCACAAGAAATGTCGACTATAATTATATTTTTACCGATAATAGATTTAGGTACATAAAACCCCATAAAAGCAGGATTTATACCCGAGTTACCATCTTCTCCATATGTATTACTACCTCCATAATAAACAACTCCTTTATTATCTAAAGCGAGTGACATGAAATTATTACAAGAAACTTTTGTAATAACTGCATCAGCTGATGGGTACTGTTGAATTTGACTTGACGAGTACAAATCAGGATACAAATATGTAAGAAGAGGATTCGTTCCTGATAAATTGAGTAACCAATTGATAGTCCCACTTGGAGAATATTTTAATAAGCAGCCACCTAGAGGTCTTACTAGGTACACTGACTGATCTTTATTGTATGCGCTTCTATTAGACATCATTCCTATGTACTGCGAATCGTCATAATCGATAACAGATGAAGTAACTATATTTTTCATACCATAAGAATCCGCCAATAATACATAACTGATAGTTATGTCTATGATGTTTGTATTTAAAAAAATCGTACCGTTGAAGTAACCTACCGCATTAGTACTCCCAGCTCCTCTTTGGTACCCATCTATAAATAAATTTACTGTCTGGTCAGTCTTTACATTCAAACTAGAGAGTTGTGTAAAACTTTCAACTCCTAACCCTCCTCCCGGAGAGTACGAATAAGAAGACGATGAAATTGGAACTTGTACGGTAATCGCACAACTTACAGTATTGTACCCTGGCGCAGAAAAGGAAGTAATTATGTACGTATCTGTGAATATATTATTGATTGTTATCACACCGGAAGAATAAACGATACTAGGATTATCTGGGTATATTGATACAACGAGAGGTGTAACTGTTATGTCAAACTCTGTATAATAAAAAATAGAGATAGAATTTACATAGTACCTATAAGAAACCGTAACTGGAAGATCGGGTAAAACAGTCAGAGTCTGGTCTTGTGAGCTCGCAAGTACCAGTTCATGGGAATCAAAAATGGGCAATACATTTGAAGAATTAAAGTACACGAAATTGTGACTCTGGGCCCATATATCAATTTGTACCTGGTCAGTATTTGGCAATAATTCAATCTCGAATCTTTGGGTGTCTATCCTCGAAAAATTCATTGACCCGGATGGCGTATCGGTATCTAGACAAAAAGAATAATACGGAATGGGTTGCGAAGCTACACTCTTGAAGGTCTTGAGGGGCTCTACATATTTGAGGTACTGTTTATTGAGATTAAATCGTTCTTGGCCATCAGCCACCAAACGGACATTATTGATGTAGTCAACATATTTGCCAGCAACCTTTGCAGTAAAAAATAAGTGGTACACTGGTCCTACAAATGACGTATCAAATTTAACGAGAGTTGCTCCATTAAAAACTCCTCTTAGGTTCTGATTCTGCGTGACTCGTTGGGTAAATGTAGTCTTCACCGGATCTTCTATAAGAGAATAATCCACAAGAAGGTACCCGTATAATTCTGCGTTAGTTATTCCTTGTGTGAAACTAATTCGGATACTTGGTACAGTGACCATGTGATACCCCGCCTTTACAATTGAAAATGGTATTTCCAAAGTAACTAGGGGGCCATTTAAATTATTCTGGTACACGGTTCTCTTTTCTAAACTCGTCCCATAATCATTTAGTATTTGTAAAAAATCTCCAGTTATGCTTTCGAGAATATTGTCACCTACAAGGAATTCAGCTTTGTTTATTATTTGTTCTTGTAGGGTGTTTACTGTTGGTAAACCAAGTACCAGACGGACCGATGTGATCATGTCGCCTGATTTCGGAAGAGTAACTACGTATTCAGATCCTAAAAAAATTTTGTGCGGAAAATTCACCTTTATAGATTGACTACATGTTCTTGGCAAATCCATGCCTTCTCTATCTAATTCTAGGAAATTAAATATGATGAAGGTGCGCCGAAGCTATAAAACGAAGACTCGAATAATAGACCAGAGAGGCCGTTTTCTATTTTAAGAACGTTGAAAGTCTCTGACCATATATTTGAACCTGGTAAACTCCACGTGTTTGAGGTCGAGTCAAATACTGGAGTATTCTTAATGGTTATAGCTTTATTTCTTATACGACTCATGTTCATTGGGCCCCTAAAAACATTTATGTACCCTGTAGTAACATTTAATAGGTTATCAATCTGAGAAACGTTACTTGTGTCAGAGTCAAAGAGTTTTTCTCCATTTATACTGAATTCGTAGGGGCTATCTGACATTAACTTCGTAATTGGACTTTTGATATCTAGAAGTCCGCTCCCGTGAAATGTTTGAACTTGCGGTACTATCAAAGTATATTGGGCAGGAAGGTTTGTAGACCCAAAAGAAACATAGTCAATTATAAGAGATTTTTGTTGTATTTTAGTGTCTACGATGACCTGAACATCTTGATTAGCAAGCAAGTGCATAGGTATGTTATTGATGAGACCCGTTTTCAAATAGTAGACCCGATCACTGGATGAAGTATTTGTGTCACCTTCGAGAAGTTTTAGAATTGGTCTATTCTTGTATGTATTTGAAATATCCTTTTTCATTTTGAGATATCCGCCCGGTAATTGTTGAATAATTTGTTTTCCAACAGACAAACTTATAGAATTTATATAATAATACATTGTGTCATCTGGGTACGTATTTATACCAGTATCATCCGATCCAGTCGTAAAAGGACTACCTGCCAGAGTCGTTACTGTATATGGACTTGAAGTAGTTACTTGCCGTAATATACTATTTCCGGTATCACTTAGGTATACTACAGTTCCAGATTTTGACATTGCCATGCCTTGCATTTTATTGAATGTAGCATTAGTCCCATTACCATCAACAGAACCGGTAGATGTTTGCGTCCCTGCTAGAGTAGTTACTGTGTAAGGTGGAACAGTTATCATCTTTCGGACCACATTCGAATCTCCTATGTATAATATACTTCCATCTGCACTGAGAGCGAGAGACTGAACGAGATTGAATCGGGCACTAGCACCGTCTCCGTCGTCTGTACCAATTATTCCAGCAGTTCCTGCAATTGTAGTCACTGTATAAGTTCCAGTTGTGCTTACCTTCCGTATAACAAAGTTTTGAGTATCTGCTACGTACAGGAATAGGCCATCTGGACTACAAACGAGTGCCTGGGGGTAATTGAACAATGCTGACGTTCCATTGACATGATCTATGTACCCAGATTGACCTGCTTTTCCAGCAATAGTAATTACAGGGTAGTTTCCGTTTGTACCTACTCTGCGAATAGTAAAGTTTTGCGAATCTGCTACATATATATACTGCCCATTTGGAAGTATCGTAAGGGCCTGAAGATAATTGAATCTGGCATTGTAACCAAAAGGATCATCTGTAGATCCAGATACTCCAGGAGATCCGGCTATAGTATCAACTGTATATGGAGAAGCTGTAAATATACGCCTGATAGTGGAATTTTGGGTATCAGCCATATATAAAAATGGTAATCCGTTTGGATTCATTGTAAGACCTTGTGGTTTAAAAAAGGTTGCGGTTGTACCAGGTCCGTCCAAGTTACCAGTTTTACCAGGTGTACCGGCTATAGTAGTTACTGCATATGGACTCGAGGTATCCATTTTCCTTAAGGTTGAATTTTCTGAATCCACAAAGTACACTAAAGTTCCATCTGGACTTGTTACCATTTCTCCAGGGTTTTTCATAAGTTCATTTGTTACTAAACGAGCCCAACCGCATTCGTCCAAGTAACGTGTACTCGTAAAACTTGAACTCGGTTCTGGTAAAGAATACCGGTAATAACCTCCGAGTAATTGTTGTAGATCAGTAAACCCATAATAATTTGCAATTTGTGTATTGTCAAAAATAATAAAATCTATAGGCACTGAAACTGAGCCAACTATGGTAAAATAATTTAAAAAATTCCATTCAAGTATGTACAAAGTTCCATTAGCCATTATAGAAATAGAAGCAGGATACGACAACCCTATAACGTAATTAGGAGTGACCTCTCCTGTTTGCGTAGAAACTGTACTAATAGACCCCCTATAGTAATAAGCCAGGTACAAAATACCAGATGAATCAATTTGCATATCATTCACGTAGTCATTTTCTATATTTGAATTAAAGTACTCTATTATCTCTTGTGTAAGAGTGTCTATTCTCGTTAACCCATTATTGCCGTATAACAAATAGATATAATTACCCGCAAAATCTACAGATAAAAGATATGCAAATGGATTAGGCAAATTTATAGTTGTCTTTGTAGGGACCAAAGGTATTGTATCTATTACTTCTACTGTTTTGGTGTAGTAACCACACAAAACATATAAATTACCATTATTATCTATTGATAAACTTGATGGGCTATCCAGACCAGTATAAAACGAGGTGTTTACGGTCATTTCAGAAGTTGTTACTCTGATAATGTTTCCATTATAGTAATCAGATATGTACAAGTATGAACCATCCTTACTCAGGGTCATGTATGCATATGAGGTAGATAAACCAGTAGCCACAGGACTTGCGTTATTCTTACTTATGTTAAGATCGAGACCAATTGTATAATAATTAGTACCCGTAGAATTTACTGCTATAACAAATGAATTATCCGTCAAAGGCTGTTGCGAATTTCCTTTGGTAAAATTGAATAAAAAGTTTCCGGCGGGTGAAACATATGAAAGATAATTTGAAGAATTTATGTTACTAACTGCAGTATCTGAACTATTTTGGTAAAATGTAACTTTACCACTGGGTGGAGTTCCTAGAAATGTCCAATAGTTGGTTTGTGGGTTAAGAGCCGGAAGGGTAACTTTAAGAGTAATCTCGGCCACGTAATCTCCATTTGCGGGAATAGTAGCTATAGTTCCCCCTCCAGAATCAAAAGGAACATTTGAAATTGTATTTTCATGTTGTACATCACGCTCATATGTTTTTTGGAAAAAAGTAAATTCGGGACGCTCTGTTAAAAAATAATCCTGTTTTCCTCGAGTTGCAAGATACACACTCATCTGAGTTATTCCGTGAAAAAAAAGAAAGCTTCTTACACTAGAGAAGGGATGACTACTAATATCCAATTAAGGAAATTCGATCCAACGAAGGTCGGTACAGACAAGGTCTGCGTAGTCATAGGGAAGCGTGGTACAGGAAAAAGTACACTCGTGACTGACTTGTTGTACCACAAAAAGGATATACCTGTTGGAGTTGTCATGTCAGCAACCGAGGATGGGAATCACTATTACCGTAATTTTGTCCCAGAACTCTTTATCTACGGAGATTATTCGAGGGAAACTATAGAAAAGGTAATAGATCGTCAGAAGCGCCTCATTTCAGAAGGTAAAGACTCACCGGCTTTTATACTTCTAGACGACTGTATGTACAATAAAGGCTTCATGAAGGATACGTGCATTCGTCAGTGTTTCATGAACGGCCGCCACTGGAAGATTTTCTTTTTGTTAACCATGCAGTATTGTATGGATTTGAGTCCGGACCTCAGGGCGAATGTTGATTACGTGTTTATTCTTCGTGAGAATGTGATTCAAAACAGGGAAAGACTGTACAAAGCATTCTTTGGGGTTTTTCCATCCTTTGAAATTTTTAACCAGGTCATGTCAGCCTGTACTGAAAACTATGAGTGTCTCGTACTGGATAACACGAGCAAATCAAATAAGCTCGAAGATTGTGTGTTTTATTACAAGGCACCTATACGAAAGAATTTCAGGGTCGGATCAGAGGCTATGTGGAAGTATCATCAGAAGCACTACAAGCCTAACCCGACTCAAAATGCCCAATTGACCAAAAAGACGAGTGTCGTCTCTGTTATCAAAAAGTAATGACAAGGACCTCAGTTCTCTTATCGGTCACGCACGCTATAAAATCTATAGATTCTTGGTCCCGTATATTTATCATACAAAGAACAGATACGAATTTCTCACTTTGTTTCTTGATTAAAGCCAGTAGATTAGATGTGTCTGCCAAATGATACACCTCATCGGTGGGTCCCAAAAAACTCCTAAAGTGCTGAATAACGTTTAGGTCATGACCAACTGTAAGGTAATATGATCCCTCGGGTTGATTCCGGCTCTTTAAAATAACAAAAGGGTCTTCTATAACCGTCAGGGCCCCATTTTTTTTGGTACCATCATGTGGTCTCTTGATATAAAAGTCTGTTTGTGAGCAAGAATCTTCCGCCTCTAGCTCAAGTAAATTTATGCCCGTCTTGTAAAGTGAATATACGAACCCAATTTGGTCCGCATTCGTGTATCTGAGATTCTGATAGTACCAGTGCTCGAGAAACTCTGTGACTTTAGGGTCTTTGTTATCGAAAGCAATAAAACAAGTTATAAACACATGATCAAAATTTGGACACCCATCGGCCTTGTAGGCATCATACTGCTCGTCTATATCTTGGTACGGTTGTTCCTGACCATTCCAATATGTTGAAATATACTTTGATATGTGTGAGGCCCGGACCTCATTATCGAGAGTATTATTGTGTATCCATGTTACTAGTGAATTCCCTAGACATTTTTCAGCTACGGTTTCGCTCGAGATTTCAATGGACCCATCTATCCATATAACCATTTCATAGTCCTTGAGGATGGGAATTGTCTGAAAGTTTTGTTTGTAAAATTTTACAATATTGTTCGTATGTTTGTTATTCTCAAGAGAGTTTCTGAGTCCTTTTGGGGTCTCAATCGTTTCATGCCACGGAGTATTATCTATTGTCCATCCATTCGGGTCAGTCACTTTTGCATCAGTAAAGTAAATAAAGTCACATGGGATTGTTTGGGTCTTAAAGGGCCTGCAAGAAAGTTCGTATCCACCAAAGTTTGCTGATATGAAAGCGACTCTGGGACTCATCTACCAGACCCTGAAATAAAAAAACTCGAGAAAAAACAGGATGATGGATCCGAAGTTGGTCGAAGAGTACATCCAACTTTTCCCATACAAGACCCTCCTGAAGGAATTTGTTCAGGCTTACTTTCCGACACGAGAATCAAAGGAATTACTGGTGACAGAACTCAAGAATCGCGGGTTTTGGAACCAATTAAAAAGAGGAGCCTAGAATAAGACAAGGAAGAATGCAAATTTTTGTCAAGACTCTTACCGGTAAGACAATCACCTTGGAAGTTGAAGCAAGTGATACGATTTCGGGTGTAAAAGCTAAAATCCAAGACAAGGAGGGAATTCCACCCGATCAACAACGTCTTATTTTTGCTGGAAAACAGCTTGAAGACGATCGTACAATGTCTGACTATAATATCCAGAAGGAGTCAACTTTACACCTCGTTTTGAGGCTCAGGGGAGGAGATGTGCAATCTTCTCAAAAAATCCTTGTTTCTTACGGGCTCTGATCTGGGATCGCAGGTTCTGTGCCCATTGACGGGTAGCCTCGCGGGAGTGTATAGGGATTGGATTTTCCATACAGTATCTCCTGTAGTGTCTCTTGCATATTCCGCAAGGCAAAACGTCAGTCAAGCTCTGAAAAAAAAGAATGTACCCATCGGGTGGATTTCCATCTGGCATCTGGTCAATGATTGAAAATATAAAAACCCATGCAGGAGGTCCCCAAATCTCAGGGTCCATTATAGTATCTACAAAGAAAAAGAAGACCAGCTGAAGACCGTGGGTTCGACCCCCACCGTGGTCGTCTAAGTGCCCACTGGGCCGCGTAGCTTAATTGGATAAAGCGTCAGCCTTCTAATTTCTTTGTAAATAGTAAAATGGGTGGAAATTGTAGTCAACAGTATTATGAAAATGGCAAGTGTTATTATCTTTCCGACAAAGATAAATGTTCATTTCAAGCTGGTAATGATTTAGTTTTATTTATTAAAAAAGTTTTAGCCATAATTCTGTCTATAGTATTGGTAATTTCAGGGTATGCTTTAAATGTATCCGATCCTACTAAAAATAATGGACTAAAGTTTTCTGTACTTGTAATTTTTGTATTATGGAGTATAATTATATTTAGTTTGATATCTAATATTATCCAAAAGGCAAATGTTCTCAATAGGGCAACACCGTGCCCAAGCCCAAGTCCAACTGTGCTAAAATAGGTCCCTAAACTTTCGGAGCTTCTTTTAAATGGAGACGATGGATTTCTCAGGGACTTCTGATATTTCGCAGATTATAACAAAACCACAGGAGCCACCAACTGAGATTCTTATAGAGGAAAAAAAACTCGGCGAATCTCAAATGATGGAATTTACGAGCTCGATTGAGGATCTTGTTGGACCCGAGCCAACAATGCAGAATGATTCTATATATACTAACGTAACTTCTGGACGAGTAACTGGTCTCGCACCAGGTGAAAGTACCCCAGTGAAAAAATCCAAGGCACCAAATCCTTTTAATCTCACTGACGAACAGTATATAGCCGCAATTGCTGGTATAGTTGCTGCACTTTCAACATCTTCTATAGTTCAGTCCCGTATAGCTTCAATGGTACCAAATCCACAGGGTATGAACGGAAGCCTTGCAACTGCTGTGATTGCCGCTATCCTCTTCTTCTTTGCAATGAGGTTCCTAAAGAAGTGAGTCCTTTATAGTCTGGCCACAGTATCTCGATTCCCTTATTGGTTCATATATTCCAATGTTTGAAGCTATCTGTCTAAGTTCTTTAAAATTGTCCCAAAAATGCGATGAGTGATCATATTCTGGAACAGTCGAATGGGCTAATTCATGAATAAGGACGTACATGGCCGAGTTTATGTCACTTTCATTATCAATAGCTATATATATTTCGTAGCCCTTGTTTATATTATAAGCAATAGTGTCTGACTTTTTCTTGAGTCCAGTAATTATTGATCTTTCTTTACAAAGATTACTGTACTTTTCATTGAATCGCAGATGGTCCGCAAATTTATTGTACCTCTTTTTAATTTCCCTTAGGAGCGGATCTTCTCTATTGAACATCAATATAAGTACTACTAGAAAAACAAGAGCCCATACCAGTATAGATTTTATCATCTTCTCTCCTAGTACTAGCGCCTAAAAACAAATTTGGAATATATTGAAAATGATTCTCCCCATAGAATCGGCACGAGTCCAAGAGCTGATGTTACTTGTTCCCTGGTAACCACTGGTTCTTCAACCGGACCTTTTTCATAATAGGGAGTGCCTGATATGTATACTCCTATTTTTCCTGAATCCGAACCTTCAAAAATGTGTATTCCATTTTTTGAAGCCTCGCTAAATCTTTCAGGGTCTGGTACAATTCCCAAAAGTAATCCACCAGGTTTGAGACGTCGGACTATTTCTGAATAACTATTTGGATCCTGGTACTGAAATGAAAAGTTGTAGCACACGACATCAAATTGTTCGTTTGGAGCATCCTGAACGAGACCCACTATGAATTTTGGTTCTGTGACCCAGTCCATTGCACGGGCCCTTCTACGAGCCTCTTGTATAGCTATTGGACTGGGATCGAAACCAGTATATTCAACACCAAGAGCGTACCACTTATGTATATCACCTCCCTGTCCACAACCAGCATCTAGAATTTTCGAACCTTTTGGGACCCATTTTTGTAAAAACTCCCTTTTGATATCGTTATTTGTTCTCCTCATGATATATATTTGATTCTATTCTTTAGACCACAATAGCTTAAAGTTTTTATTCCAGAGTATAATAGAAATGGATAGTCTTGAGCAGGATTACCTTACTGTGCCCGGGCAGCTGTACGCTTGCATCTCCATAGTTGGTCCAGATTGTCCCCAGAAGACTGATAAGTTTGGGATTAAGCTTCGTGGGGCTTTTCCTACTCGAGATGATGCAGAGCGTCATGCAAAGCGTCTTCAGAAGGAGGATGCTACTTTCGATATTTATGTGGTAGACATGTACAAGTGGCTCTTGGTTCCACCGGATCGCGATCATATAGAGGATGTTCACTATTCTAACGAGAGGCTCGAGGAGATTATGACAAAGTATCGTGAGAATCAGCGTATGGCTGCGGCCATGTTCGAGAAGCGCAAGCGTGATATGATGGCTACTCCCCTCCCTGGAAGTGATACTCCGTATATTAGCCCGAGCGATGAGAATTCAAAGTTCTATACAAAGCCCGATGTTCCGCCAATTCCTCACCCAGCCGAGATTGTAGAGGAGCTTCGTAAGGAATTCCCGGATAAGTCTGTACAGGAGTTGGTCGCAATTGCTGACCAGAAGGTGAACGAAGAGATTGAGCGTCGCGCAAAAGAAAATATTGATAAACAGGTAAAGGAGAATGAAGATGCAAATAATTCTTCTGGTGGTAGTGGCCCTGTTTCTGATGCTCCAGTTGCATAAAAAATCTGGGTTCGGTCCGGATTCGCCTGCGCAAGAAGCACCAACTTCTCCGTACCCTGATTATATGACCAATTTATTCCGATCTCCGGAAACCCAAGGAGAATTTCAGGCACGGATGAAAGAGAGTTCGTTGGAGTCTACGAGAGCTGTAGATGAAGCCGGTTTCAGGTCTACACAAGCATCACCTTTAGAACTTGGCCAGGGTAATACAGTAATTTTAACAGACCTGGAAGGGGCCGTAAACCAAAGAAATTATCCAATGGTTGGAAAAGATCAGGGAGCTCTTGATTATACATCAGGGAAGTACAGAGATGTGAGTCCTGCAAACGCCGTTCCTGTCAATGTAAACGCACTTGCATATCCAATTGAAGGGTTCAATTTATTACCAGAATTTTTAGGAGAGTCTGATATTGAAGGGGTCGAACCTCCAATATTAGACTTGAATGTCCCTAACGTACCAAAAGTTCCCGGTACCTCACCCTTTTTCCCAGTCCCTGTCCAGAGTCCAGTAATGGAAACTACTACAACATCATCACCTGAAATTATGGCCCTTATGAAGCAGAACCCACTGTATTCAAGCTTTTTCCCATCACCAGAAATCCCATCGTCTTCAACCTTTTTTTCGTCTCCCAAAATGTCACCGATGCCATCTCAGTCATCAACCCTATTACCAAGACCTGTTATATCTTAGAAAGCCAATGTTGATCCATCCGGTATCTCATAGATGATGTAGGATGAGTTCTCTTAGTAAGAAGAGATATAGCTCCAAGGCGACGAATCAAAGTAGTTTTAGACTGGCCCCTAATAAGTGCCCTCAGTAGAGCATTACGACGCTCTTTGAGAGAACTTTTAACATTGTATCCATAACGACGAAGACCACCTGACTTTAACGCAGGTATGACTTTCGAGGTCTTCACACGCATTGTAGTAGGCTTGACATATGTTCCATCTGAACGAAAATAACTTATTCTATGAACTCTTTTAATCATTTATACTTCACTTGGATTTTTTTCCTCTTCTTCTATTTCCGAATCTTCGTCTTCTTCTTCGTCATCTATAAAATCGACCAGGCTACCCTCTGAGTCATCATCTTCTGCGTCCTCATCGTCTTCGGGTATATCATCTTCGTCTTCTCCGTTCGGATCGTCTGAATCGTACTCATCATCCGTGAAATCGTCAGTCACATTCTCAACTGGAGAATAACGCTCAGGTTTCTTTACTACTCTCCCAGATCTGGTTGTCGCAGTTGCCATCTTTAATTAATTTCATTCATCGTTTCTTTAAAAGCTTCAACATATTCATCTTTCAAATCTTCAGGGACATACAAGGCAAGATCTCTTAGAGCATCGAGGTCCCCATCTTTTGCGCGTTTATAAAGATCCGGGGCGAGACCTGAAAATTTATCAAGGCGCCAAAAGTTTTTCTTTACTCCATCCGTCTGGAAAATAATCATGCAAACTACAATTAGGAGTATCAACCAGATGAACATCCTTTGGTACTAGAATATGCGGTACTTTATATTTTCGACCCTTGAATTGTTTACAATTTTCATCGAGGCATCTTTGTGAAAGTATACCATTAGGGCTGAGACAATACCAAGCGTGATTCGACCGGTGCTGACCTTTTATGTTCTCACAGTACCGTGAATCTGTTCCTATAAACCAATTTACCTTGTCCTTGCATTTTGCAACTTTGGTTATTTTTAGGACCCGAATATTTTCACATATAAATCTCTCGAGACCCTCACTCGCCTCGAGACCATCTCTGTCTTCTTCATCTGGAGATCCGTTTACAGGCACTTGTATCGTAAACATTTCTATAAATTCTGGGGTCGGTTTTGGGTCTTCGAACTTTATAAAAGACCCCTGGATAACTTTACCAAATGGAACATAATATGTACTACCTGGTTCATCTTTGAAAGACCATAACATTCGTAGGGCCGAAGTTATTCCATCTATAGCCTGTATCCATTCGTCCCCAAGTTCTCTTAGGACTTTTAGTCGAATAGATTGTGCCTTTGGGAATGTTACTACAGTACCTGGCCATATCAGATGTATTCCGTACTTGGTACCCTTTTCTGGAACATCCCGGGGCCTCGCTACTGCTACGAGACACTCACCCTCATTCACTATTCTTGATAATTCTTCTGTAAACTTTGGGTAATCTAAACACTCAGTTTCATCCTTTGAGTAAAAATCAACATCTAAAAAAAATTTAAATCGTTTGAGTCTCTTCTCCGCAATGCATAGGCGTTTACCGTGTAATATGTCAGATACGTATGCATTGTAGAAATTTTTATTCTGATCCCACGGAACGTTTAGTATACCTCCATCTAATAACACGTGGGTACTGGGCCCAGATTTACGGCCCACCAAGAAATTCTTGGACATGGTAGCCTCTTCTGTATAGGCCCCTTATTTTTTTAAATTAAACATGGTTCTCTTTCTAGAGTGAATAGCTGTATGAAAATCTGAACTCGTAAGAACAAAGTTATTTATCATTTTCCATACATTTGTACGACCCTTCATACCATTTATAGTATCAAAGTCGAGAAAATCATTTTCGTCATACTGTTTTTTAAATCGAATCTGATTCTTGTCCATGAGTTCCTTATTTATGTTAAATTTATTTATGATTTTTTCTTGATCCGGGAGAGACATTGGGAACTCAATGACGTATACGTGGTACACATTGTCTACCTCAAGTTCGTCTCTAAACGTAAACCTATAATATGAATAAGATCCCTTTGTTATATTGACGACTCCTCTCGTCTCTTCTTCGAGTTCACGAAGAGCACATTTAAGTGGATTGTAAACTTCTCTTTTACGACATCCACCCGTTACAAATGTCCATTCTCTAAATCTCCTGTCGTGAACAACTAAAAAATGGGGTTCTCCTTTTATAAAATACATAGGTATCGCAATGGCTTTATGCCTTGTTTCCATCCCTAATTATAATCGTAGATAATATAAAATGAAGATTGTGTTTATGCTCCTTGCAATTTTGTTACTTATTCTCTTGCTCGTGAAGATGCCCCCTCCCATGGTACCTTCGACCCACCAAGAACCATACGGAGCCGAAATTGAAAGTGTTGCCGATGTTGCAATGCTATCAGGTGCATGTGGTATGCGACCTCCTCAGCTGGAGTAGAGAATACCAGCCATGCCATTCTGGATTCTCAGAATGTTGTAGTTTACTGCATAGAAGTAAGAACCAGCACCAAAGCGTGACATCTGCTGGAAATTTGTCTGGACTGGAGTCACCAGGCGGAAAGTATCGATACGGCTGAAGTTCAGAGTACCGGTCGGCTGAAGCTTGGAAGTGTCCAAGCAAAAAGGAATTATGACCACATTATTTGGATTTGCTGAATCATATCCAAATGGTGACAAGTAATACTGGTTAATATCCTGCCAGTGGGGCAAGTGACGAGACTCACCGATATCGTTACCGTTAATCTGCATCTTGAACTGCATGTAAGAGGCGGCTGCTGATCCCTGGTTGAGACTGACTGGGGTGTAAGCAGTGTCAGTGAAAATGTTGGGGGCGTAGACGACGAATTCCTGTCCAGAAGGTACGCTCGGAGTTGTCTGGGAAACGAACGAAAGAGTGAAACTGATCGAAGCCACTGCAGACACGACAGTTGCCTGTCCCACAATTTGAGGCAATGCGACCTGCTGACCGACCGTGAGGGTGGTTCCAGTGTATGGGATTGTTATAGCGGTGGCAGAAGCGCTCGTTCCTGCACCGGTGGAGGCCAAAGGCGTGAACCCAACGGGTACGAATGTAACCAAGGGGTTTGTGAAAGCTGCATTTGTGGCAGTTGTCCACGTCATTGCGAATGAAGTAAGGTTAGATGTTGCATTGTATGTGGCAGTTCCGGGCACGAAAGCCGAAGGGGTCGAAGTTCCAGTGAGAGCAATAAGAGCTCCTCCGGAAGTTGTCTTGTAGAAGTTTGGACCATATATGGTAGTCAAGTTGCCTGGGAAAGTCAATGTTGCTGAAGTAGCCCCGGATGCTATAGTACCAGTAGCCTGCAATGTCACGAGACCCAGGTCGATCATCTGGCCCTGTGGGACCGGGACGGCTGTCTGAGAAGCATAAGAGAATGTCACGTCGTTACCCGATACTGCTGAGATGTATGTTGGACCCTGGAAAACTGAGGTGAGTGCCTGTAAATTGAGGTAAGTCGGCTGAGTTCCGGGGTTTACAAGGACCTGTAAGGTCGTTGAAGTATTTACGAGGGGCAAGCTTGTGTTGTACACAGTTGAGTAAGCATTAGACTCGAAAGCAATGTACTTGATGGGCTGAGAAAGAGCAAACTCATAAGAGCTCTTGTCTGACATAGGGACGCGAGTCACCTGCTGAATGAGCATATCATGTTTCTGCTTGGCGAACCATTCGCGCTCATCCTTGTCGAGATAGATGAAGCGAGTCCAGACTGCATACTGATCACCTGCACTTGGATTTGCCCATGTGATGCGGATCTCAACATCGTGGTACTGGAGAGCAACAAGGGGAAGGGCGTTCTGCCAATCCTTGCAGAAGAAGAACTTGAGAGGGAAGAAGACTGATGAAGCCTGGTCTTTCTTGGAGGTCCTGTTGCTAAAAGTCTGTGCGCCGTAAACTGGCTCGATATTTGAAGTCCACGTGAAATCCTGAGTATCAATAATCTGCCCACCAATCATGAGTTCAAGCTTAGAAATGATAGTAGACCAGTTTACATTTACGTTGCTTGCTACGTTGGTATCAAGAGCCGTAAGGTACACGTGGCTGAGAAGATCTCCCTTCTTCTCGAAGCGGATAGTTGACACTCCTGATGGACTCGGGTTACCTTGAATGAGCTGACGTTCTACATTTGATGCAAAGTGGGTATACCGTTTGTAAGAACTGCGGAAGAATGAAATCTCGGGTGTTCCTGACAGGTACATGTCCTGAACGCCGGTAGCGACCAACTGAGTAATTCCACCAGACATGTTTAATTAATAACTAGATTATTTTCTGGCCCGTTTAACAAGGATGAGTGTTTCTAATATATTACTAATGAGTATGGCTGAAATATTCGGGGACTTTAAATACAAAGATTTCGCTCGAGTGGGTGGTCCGGGTAACTTTTTAGCTGGATCAGCTGGTTACATTGCGGTCATTTATTTCCTGATAAAATGCCTTAAAACAGGTAATGTTCTTTACGTAAATGGTATGTGGGACGGAGCTTCGGCCCTTTTGGAGTCCATAGCAGCATATTTAATTTTGGGTGAAAAATTAAATAAGCCGAATCAATACATCGGTCTTTTGTTTATTATTTTTGGTCTTTTTATATTAAAGTCGGGTGGTATTTCAAAGTGAGCCAACATGTGAACAATCGTCACAATTAGGGTGACTTTCCAGTCTTTTGTAAGTGCGTAGACGGTGATGGCAACAATGACTCCGACTGCAGCTGGCTTCATTTTATGTACTCAGAGAAATTGCGTACGGATTGTTCACAAGAACCTCCTTTGCAAGTGAAAGGCGTTCGGTTGTAGGATTTTTCTGAGACTTGAGTTCGTTGAGATCATAATACATCGCATCGACATATCTCTGCTGTATAACTGGTCCAGGTGCTGGTGCCCCCATTGGGTCAGTAGGTAAATCTCTACGCAGATTTGATGTAACTCCAATTCTGCTTTCTGGATCCCCAGTCACGTTCATTCTCCCACCAGTTGCTGTTCTGTCAGGGTTACTGCGATTATCAGTACTACGCGCAAGTTTACGTGACCCGCCCATATCACCAAAAGCCTGGTAGACATTATACTGGGCTGCTCCAAACTCGAGATTGTCACCTTCGCGGCTCCCAGTCTCTTGCCTGATTGTGGTACGGGAAGTCTTGGTAAACTCCGGACGAGACTCTGGGCCCGTCAAAGCTCCACCTTGACCCCCGGCTCTCGATTGTACTGGGTCATGTGTATATGTCTTTGAAGGAAACTGTGTAAGTTCTCCTATGACTGTTCCTCCATTCTTTACAACTGCATTCACGGGACCACCCATATTTCCCTTGAGTTGGATAAGACGCTCATCATTTGGATTATTGGGCAAAACGCGGAAAAACTGCTGGAACCCACCGACAGCCGATACGTTTGAACCTACTCCTAGACCCGGTCCTACGTGTACAGGCATACCACCTGGGTTCAAGTTGTTCATTTTGTTGGATATATTCTCGCGATTATATGCTGTATAAACGGGCATCCCAAATGGAAGTTGAGGCCGAACATCTTGGAGCGACCCTATTTCATTTTTTGGCTTGAGTCGTATGTCCCCAATAGGACGACCTATATCGGGCGTAACATTTAAAGGGTCCATAAAATCTACTGCGTGATCTCTTGGATTTCTATAGAGGTTACCCCCGGGCTTATCAGCCCCCTTTAATTCATTTCTATTTCCGGCAGGATCTTCATCGCTACTGAATTTTTTTCCGGCAAAAATAAGTCCGACTACAGCTGCTATAGACCATGGATCCATTTACAATCAGACAACATTTTTCTTATTAGAGTATCTCTGACTGAATCGGAGATTTCTATCAATAGCATATGTACTGATAGGGTCATCTGTCTTTACCGGGAAAGGGGCCGTGATGTACTCATTAGGAAAGTCGAATGGCTCGGCCTGCCACGCTCTATGGTACCCAGTAGTAGGCTGGGGTCTAAGAGTATCCTCTACCATCACAAGATCTTCAATTGAGCTCATTTAATAAGTGCCCATACTTTTATTGGCTGCGATAACGAGCACCGTGAGACTGAACCATCTCTGGACCTCTCCCCTGTGCAGAATCGAGATCGCATGCAGATCCATCAGTGTCTCTACATACTGGCTTAAACATTGCTGGATACGTTTTTTTCAAAAAGGCCTCCCCTGAATTCCTGGGCATTGTGTAAAAATTGTGCTCAGCGAACCATCGCCCTTCTTGAAATGGATGAAGTGCATCCCATGCATTCTTAGAATCGACTGGATCCATAGTCTGTGTAGTTTCCTTGCCGTATGCTGCATTTGCCATTGGATTTTCTATAGTTCCAGTAGTACCTGATGCGTATTGATTCCGACTCTCTTTAATCATGCCGTTTTTGTACATCAAGTAGAGAATAAATATAAGTGCCGTACCCATTATTATAATCCTTACATCCCTGCGTATAATGTAAAGTATGCAAGAAAGGTAAAGTATGAATCTAGTAGTCGCGTAGACTCTTTCTTTTGCTGACTGATTATTTGAAGGCCAAAACATAAGAACCTTGTCTGAGTTAAATAATTCGGTCAGGTCCATCCTTTTTAGTGTTAGTAGAGAAATTGTTCATCATGCTCATGAGTGACATAATATCAGCTCCACCGCCTTCCTGCATCTGGGCCGCACAATTCTCAGCCATCTTCTCAATCATATCAAGAGTCTCTTTGGGGAATGAGCTAATTGTTGTCCCAAGAACAATCAAAGTGTAAAGGTACTGCCAGATTGCATCTTTGGTTGCGTCAGATGACTTTGCCCAGATACTCGCCAGGTCTATATCAGAAATAGCCCCAATAGTACTAGCATCCTCGGTGATGAAAGTATCGTCCCGAGTCATAATTTTTTTACTGAATGGTTTGACAGTACCCATGAAATTTTCAAGTACAGCTGATGGTTTCGTAGCCTTTACAACCTCAAAAGATGCCTGGAACTTTATGACAGCCTTATTCTCAGGAAATGTAAGGTTGAGCTCGGTCAGAAACTGGTCCATCATATCATTGAATGCTTTTACGGTAGTCATTTACTAGTAGACCGTAGGCCCACGTCTTTAAATCAAAAAGGCTCCTTTGAAATCTGTTCGAACTTTGATCCAGTTCCATTGTATACAATAAAGTACACTAACAGAGCCACAAAAAGAGCAGGCTTAGCAATTTCTGAATTTTTCATCTGTTTCTTTTCGCCTTTTTCGTTCGAGGGGCGAGTTACATATATTGCCATTCCTGTAATAACTGCTGCAAAGAGGGCAGCTGGACCTGCTTTACTCAACCACTTCTCCATTTACTTTAGACGTGGGTTTTTCTTCCGGGGCGTCCGAGAAAAGATCAGGATCCTTTGAATCTACTGAAATTTCTTTCGATTCTGTTACGAGTGGCTGTATTGTTGGGCCTTGTGGGAAAGGTGACTCTGTAATAGGGCTCGGAGTAACTCCTGCGTCGGCCGCCATTTCTTCAGCTGTTGGTGGAGCGAGTTCTTCTCCAATTTCATCGGCATCATCCCCCCCAAATTTGATTGATCCGCCTGACATTGGAATGTGTTCCTGGAGAATCTCGGGCAACGGAACCATTTCACTAATAGTTTCGTGGAGACACTCAGTTATACGTTCAGTGAGTTTCTTAGAACGTTCATCCTCGTCATGTGTCTTCATAACGAATGGGTCCTCATACAGATTATGCGCCACGTTTATGAAACACTGATGAATAAATTCCACCTTTGTGGGTATCTTTACATTGAGACTCTTCTTCTTTGACGTAATTCTGACCGCATTTATAATCATCTTCGCATAGGCCACAAACACTGAAGCCAAGACTTGCTCAAAGTTCTTGATGCGTTTTTCAACCTCTTCTATGTACTTATTCAACTGGGGTCCGGGTATCCACAGGGGAACTTTTTTGAGGGCTTTTTGAAATTTCAATAGAGATTTTCCTGGTTCCTTTACTATTTCATCATTCTCATCTATGTGATCATCACTGTGTTCATAAGCATCTATCAGGAAATCGCGTATAACCGGAGTGATTCCCTTTGTGACCTGCTCGCTCGCATGCTTAATGTAATCCATTTATGATGGGCGCTGATATTTTTTTCGAAGTGCATCCGCAGTTTTTTTCAAGTTTGCGAGCCCATTGAGATCATCTTCTTCGGGTCTACCTAGGGGATTCGCTGGGGCCTTTTTCTTTTTCGGAGTCTTTTTGGTACCCCAGGCGACATGTATTTTACCCATTCCTAGAGTACTTGTTCTGTAGCCCAGGAGCCTAAGTTGTCTGGATGTGTATTCGGTTGCAAACTCGTGATTATATGCAGGGAACCCAAATAAAAACTCAGGAACTTCTATAATTGTTTCTGTTCTTCTAAGAGTATACGCCAAGTCAATTTTATTACAGATTCGTGTGAGAATATTCTTGAAAACTTCTTTACGTGCCTCTCTTTTTATTCTGTCTCGTTCCTTCAGGTCATTTGCTGAAAGCATCTATACTAGTAGAAACGGAGAAACTAACTAGGCCTTGACCGCAAAGTTGTCCCATACCTTTTTCATATCAGGAACAGGTGGAACTACATTCAGGTTTCCAAACTTGAAACTTTTTGCGTAACCAGAAAATGGATTCTGGAAGTTTGCAGGTACAGACTTGTTAATCTGGCCCGTAATTTTTCCACTTGCGTCTACATTCACATCGTATTGGACACCTGCATATGTAGTAGTGTCCAAAAACAAAAATCGAGCCTGGTAACCACCGCCCTCCGATCTGTTAAAGTACACTGTGTCGATTGGGTACACACTCTGTTCCTTTTGCTGTATTTCTGAAATTGTATCTTGTATTAATGATGGGTCTACTGGATCAAACATGGATATTTTCTGCTGAGAACCGCGGCCTCCACCTGGAATACGAATTGGCGAATCTTCGTACAGGGAAACGAGGATCAAGAGTATAAATAAACCTGCGAAAAGTCCTCTCATTTTTAATATTAGATGATACAAAAATGGCGGCTGTTTTAATAGTGAGTGACAAGTGTACTTACTGTTTAGAAACGATTGAGTTTATAAAGAATCATCCGGTCCTTATACCTTTGGTGAAAATTCATGATATAAAGTTGCACGGAGTTCCACCTGGAATAAAAAGAGTCCCGGTCCTGATTACTTCTGACAACAAAGAGATGATGGGACTTGAAGTCATACGATGGCTCGAGATGAACGTGCCATGTACATT